TATTTCGCACGTAAGGACTATATCGTTTAACTTTAATTTTTGTATTTCTTCTGTTATAAATTCGTATTCTAAAGAATCGCCAGCAATCATTTAACACCAATAAATTTTTTCCCTTTAAGTTGTATATCACTTATACCTTGTATATCACTTTTTACACCAGTTTCACGATGAGGGCAACCAAAACTTCCTAAATCTGACAAACCACCTATCTGTATCATAGTGATTCTAATACCTTGAGGGTTAGGACCCTTTTTTGGTGGTGTCGCTGACTTTTTTTGCTGCATCATTTCTCTCCTTTTCATTCATTATTTTCATTTCTGCTAGGTCTAACTTATCATCAGCTACCCTAATTCTTTCTTCAGAAGATTCTTCTGCGTCCTCTCTTTTCATTCTATCTAAATCAATACGTTGTTCAAACTCACCAGCTTTTCTTTGCATATCCATCATGTTCTCTTGACCTCTTCTTTGAATATCCATTGCTCTAATATCTAATTCTCTACTTTTAAGAGCAACTAAAGGATCTGGTTTTGCTCCACCAGCTTCACCTTCAGAATACATTGCTGTAAGAACTCCAATTTGTTCAGCTATCATACTTTCTGTCTCTGCTAAATATGATTGTGGATCAACTTGCTCTAATTGCATTAAGTCAGGTCTATTTGTTTTTACTTCAATAAGAACTTGAGCTCTTGCTTTAAAAGAAATATGTTCCATAACATGCGAAGTAAGTAAAGCATTAACCATTGGGTTAACTTGAACCATTCTAGTCTTCATAAAAGACGAATGAGCTGCTATATGAGCGTCATGGTTTTGAAAATAAAAAGCTTTTGGTATCTCCATTCGTAAAGAATTTGCATTTTCTACCCCGGGGTCCATTGGAGAAGGTTTTTTCTCTGGCTTTAAAATAGTATCAATGTTTTTTGTACCCATTGCTTCATAAACACGTCTATAAGCTTCTCTTAAATTATGTAACTGTGGATTTGACTGAGCTATTTGTAATTGTTGGCTAGCTAAAGTAATTCTTTGTGAAATACTGAAGATATTAGGGTCTGCTACTGGAATAATATCTACTTCAGCTCCAAAATCTATCATTTTAATCATTTTATTACCACCTGGAACAGCATAAGGGTATGAAGGAGGTAAATATGTTCCGAAAACATTAGCTAAAAGTCTAAATTCTACACGCATTGAGTAGTAACATCGCTTATGTATAGCACTCATAACCCTAGAACCACGTTCTAGTAGTGCTAAGGTACTTCCAACAGCTCTATTTTGTTTATCTTCTCCTGTTTGCATGTCTGCAATAGAGGCAAACTTTTGTCCAGCTTGTACAACAAAACCTAAAAGTTGCATTAATGTGTTACTAGGTTCTTTAAAAGGTAAAATTTGAAATTGATCTTTAATATTACCACCTGGAACATCAACATCTCTAAATTCACCAGGTTGAAAAGGTTGGTCGTCATCTCTTATTCTTATTGATCTTGATTTAAACCCAGCTGGTAAGTTACTTAAAGTACCAGCATCTAATAATTGACGAAGAGCAGCTGTTGCTGTTCTTGATAAACCACCAATCATGTGTATTAAACCAAATCCATAAAAACCTAAACCAGGTAAAAACTTATAATGAACAAAATATTCTTTTCTATTCATTAAAGGATCTTCTGGAGTATAATTTCTGTAAATAGAAAGTATTTCTTGTGAGCCTTCGTCTATAGTTACTATGTAAGGTATTTTAACATTTTTTTCTTGCGTATTAGGACCCATGTATTCTTCAATATCTAAATGAACGTGCATTTCAAGAATATTAAATTGATAATCTTGATCTGAGTTTTCCTCTACTCCTTCTAGTTGATTATATTTTTCTTGAATGTCATCATCTTGTCTAGAAGGAAGAATATCTACGTCTCTATAAAAACCAGCTACTTGTTTTTTTAAAACTTCATTCTCAGACATTTTTAATATATGTGTAATTCTTTCACAATCTTTTAAATCTGTTGAATAATAAGGAACTACTAAATCTTCAGCTGGTACAAACTTAGATACAGCTCTACTCATCACCTCGTCATAATATATTTTTTTAAAAGCTGATCCAGCTAAGGGTAGGTAAAATAACAACTGGTCAAAATCAGTTGTATACTCTTCCATTTTATCAGTAAGCATGTAATTCATAAAATCTTTTACACGTTGAGCTTGTTCTGTTTTTTCTGTAGTTTGATCTCCAATAACTTGCGTATTAACAGGTCCTTGAGCTGGTAAAAGTTCTTTATAAGCTTGTGCTTGAAATTGTGTAACAGATTCTGCTAGTAAGGGGTGCGTTACAGAAGATGCTCCAGGAAAAGGTCCTGTTGTTTCACTGTATTTAAAACCAAGTAAGTCTAAACCAGATGTATAAGTTTTTTCCCAATCACTTCTAGATTCTTTATCTCTTTTATAATCAGATATTAATTCTCCACCAAGTCTTTGAAGAACAGTCTCATCCATTTCTTCAGCGATGTTTGCATAAAAATTATCTTCTTGTTCTTCCTCTACCATAACCTCTTGTTCACCATCACTGACTTCTATATCAACTTCTTCTGGTAAACCTTGTTCTTCAATAATCTCTTCTACTTCATCTTGAATCATGTGACCCTCGTTTTATATTTTCCAAACTTTGTGTTTACCTCCACAAAAAGACCTTTATTAGCGTTTACGGATTTTTTTGAAGCTGAATTAATAGCTTTTATACTTGGTATTCCTTTAATAGGGTATCTACTACCGCTTTGAGTTTCTGCACTTTGTAAAGCTCTGTTTTTAGAGGATACTACTTCTAATAAATCTGGAGCGTCAATTACAGGAGGTTGTTTTCTTTTAAGTAACTCTTGTGCTATTTTAAGCCTTTCTATATTTTTTGCATTTGATTTTTTTGATTTTTTACCCATATTAACCCCATTTAAACAAGTCTATCACTAAACCACCTTTTTTGTAAGTGCTCATTGGCATATCTTTCATTTCAGGTTTTACTTTAATTGCATACGTTTCATAATACAGAGCGTCATCTCCTTTGTCTATCTTTACTATTTGATCTCTAAACGAATAAGGAACATCTTCTAAAGTTTCAAAAGCTGCAACATGTTCTACAGTATCTTTTTTTTTACCAACGTCTACATCGTAAATTTCATTTTTACTGTAATCTAATAATTTATAAGGCTTATTAGGATCTGATTTTGCTACTTCAATAGTTCTTACTTCCGTGTCATATTTTTTTGCTAATTGTCTCATTTGTGAAGGTATAGTAGCAGGCCCCACAACAATATCTCCTTTTTCATTTACCTTTGGAGACATGTCTCTTTTTCCCCCTTTAAGTTTTAAATTCTTAGCAGAACCATTTCCGCTTTTGTTGCCGTAAAATTCTAGTAAACCTACCTTATCTCTATCACCCATTCTTTTGTAAGCTACTCTTTCGTAAGGGTTAACAGCAACCCAATCATCTCCTTTATTTGCTGCTTTTTTTAATAAGTATTTTATACCTAAACCCGCCCATTCTTTCTTATCCATAAAAGGATTGTAGGTTACATTATCACTTGTAGGCATTTTTACCGCTGATTGATCTATTGTTTGACTTCTAAGAAAATCTCCTTCATCAGCTAACTTATTAAACTTTTCTATATCAGCTTGAGTTTGATACCTTCCTTTTTGGGCAATAGTCATCATCTCATCACCAATGTTATATAATTTATCTTTATGTATCATTTCTTTTAAATTTTTTCTATTGAAAGGATTACTTCTCATGTTTTTAAAAGTATCTGAATTATAAAAATCATTACTAAAATTTTTTACATTTGGATCTTTTTGAAACTTTTCTATATTTGTACGTTGTAACTTAAAAAGCTTTGTTTGTTCTGCTTCTGGTAAAGTGTTTATTAGTTTATTTACAAAATTATCTCTAATTCTAACAGCATCTTTTTGAATATTTTGATTTAGGTCTGATTGTGCCTCATCAAAAACTGTAGCCTTTTGATTGCCAATTCCTCTGACTGATCTAGTACCTCCTCGTATGTGCATTATTTGTCCTGCTAAATCCTTGCCAGTAGGATCTTTACCAAAATGGGCAGGGTTATAAAGTCTTTTTACTCCATCGGGTAGAGCACTAATTATTCTATCATCTACATATAATTTATCTTCAAAATAATCTTCAGGACCAAGTATTCTATAACCTGTTGCATCATGATGTTCTGTTGTAAAACTTACGTTTTTACCTTTTTCATGTCTTCTAAAATTATTAGCTATGGTGCCCTTATCAAACACAGACAATAAAGCTTTGTTTGTTGCTTCTAGTTTTTGTATTTTATTTACATCTATACCTTCAACTGTTTTTAAACTTTCTATAACATTTTTTGCGTAATTAAAAGAATCTTCATCATATGCTTTACCTCCTCTAGACAAACCACTTGTAACCATAAAACTTAGATGAGCCAAATTTTCTTTAGTGTTAGACATTTTTTTAATAAAATCTATTGACCCTTGATCAGTAGTTGAAGAAGGAGAAGAATTTTTTTTCATTAAATCATCGTAGGATAAACCTCTAGTAACGTCACGAGTGTCTCTAGCATCGTTAGTTAATTTTTTTAAATCCTTTATAAAATTATCAGCTCTTTCTTTTATATAGGTAGTACCTGTTTTAATTACTTTAATGTTATTAGAGGGTGAGCCTTGTACAAAATTTAACAAAGTTTCTTTACTAACCATAGCATCTTTACCCTCTGCACTTTCCATTAAGTCTTTTAAAATACCACTTTGTAAATTGTTTTTTCTATCAAACACAGCAATACCAGCATCATCTAATTCTTGTCTTGGTACCGTAATTTTTTTTAAAGCTCCAGTACTAGGTTCTGTATAATCTAATTCTAATTTACCTTTAAATAAATTAACCCATTCCTTTGGGGGCAAGGATTTTTTTACAGGCATTTTTACAATAAAATCATACAAAGCAGGACCCACTCCATACAACTCATTGTCTGCTGCTTTACCTCCCATAGTAAGAGGGTTAGTCTCAACTTTTTGACGTAGCTCATCCATAATAGAATCTTGTGTTTTTACAAATTCTTCGGATTTAGTAAACGAAGTTAAACCTCTTTGGTTTACCTCTACATCTGGGGTAGGTGGTTTTACTACTGTCTTTACTTTTTCAGCATTATCTATAGTAAGGTCTCTGGCTCGTGTTTCTTTTAAAAAGTCACGAGCATAATCTGCTGCCTTAGTTTTACCTAATAGTCTAGCTATACCAAGAACCATTAATCTTTACACTTACAAAGCTTACCAAATAACCTTTTCTTTACCCAACTTACTTTTATCTTACAAAAGCTATAAACCTTCTTAATCTTTCTTTTAATTTTTTTCATTAAAACTCCTAGTAGTATTTGTATTCTTTTGGAGGTCTATCCTCATTATCTACATAATCAGAATACAACTCGACAAAATTACCTTGTCTGTATCTTAACATAGCCTGTGACATACTGTCCACATAGTCATCGTTTGCTCCATTCGGAAAAGCTGCACATTCATCAATAACATCATCGGCAAATTTTTCACCAAATGGAAACCATACTTGACCACTTTCAAATATAGGAGCTACAGAGTTTACTCTAGTATGTTTGTCATTACCTCGGGTCGGGGTAAAAGGAACTACGGGTATACCCATTCTACGAAATTCTTGTGTCAATGGTTCACCACTTGCTTTTTGTTCTATTACAATTGTTTCGGGTTCCCAATACTTATACGCATCTAAAGCCACTACTTTAAGTTCTGGAAAATCATACTTGCCCCGTATCGCATCCAACAAAATTATATTAGGAGTTACCTCGTCTGGATAAAAAATACCCCAAGTTGTAATAGCACTATAGTCGGCAGTTTCTTTTTTACTAAAAGCTGTATCATAACTTTGTATCACATGAATTAAATTAGGTATGCTTTCTCCTTCCCAAGCTTGCCACCATTCACGTTTTATAATAGCACCTTCCTCTGAAGTAGGTTCTTGCATATACTGAGAAGACCAGTTTCTTATCGGTACAGAAGCTTTGATTTTTTCTAATTCGTCTACAGCCCAATACTCAGGCCATACTGGGTTCCCTGAATCGAGGATCGCAGGAAAACTAACTTGTTTCCAATTGTCAGCTTTCGGTTCTGTTTGAGCCTTTAACAACCTCCCAGTCAAATCATCCTCGGCCCATCTCGTCATTACCAACAAAATAGAGCCTCCTGGTTGTAGTCTTTGTCTGGGTCCCGAAGTGTACCACTCATACGCACGACCCATAGCAGAATCAGACATGGAATCTTGTTCCGTGTGTGGGTCATCAATAATCAGTAAATCAGCTCCACGACCCGTGATAGACGCTCCGACGCCAGCTGCATAATATTCACCACCATGACTAGTTTCCCATCTACCTTTTGCTTTTGAGTCTTCTCTTAATTTAACATCTCCAAATATTTGCCTATACTCTTGAGAGTCTATAATGTTACGAACCTTACTTCCGAACCTTACTGCAAGTTCTGTGTTGTGAGAAACTTGCATAATTTTCATTTTTGGATACTTACCAATAATCCAAGCTGGGTAGTATACAGAAGCAAACTCAGATTTAGTATGTCTTGGAGGCATATTTATAATGAGCCTCCCTTTTTTTTCAGAAGCTATCTTTGTAAACTCGTTAGCTATTATTTGATGATGCCCTATTTTATCTTTATCTTTTGTTTTACGATATATAAAATCAGGCCAAACCTCTTTAACAAAATATAAAAAATTGTCTTGACACAACTTTACATGCTCAATCCACCTCTTTTCTACTTCGAGCCTCAGTTTTTCTGTAGGTAAATTTTCTGCTTTCATATAGTACTTATACAACATTTAAAAGGTTTGTCCAATACGTACATGTATATAACTTAACCTAAAGGTAGGTTTTTTTTTTGGAATCCCATACACTAACGGAAAAACCAAATAAAAACTTTCAATTTTCATTTAGGTAATGAGCCTTTTTTTTTAAGCAAAAAAAAAGCTAGACATATGCCTAGCTTTTTAAATCGTGTTTTAGAAAAGTTTAATTAAAGTTAGTAGCAATATGATAAATACAAAACACTAACCATGCAATAGTCCATGAACAACTAAAAGCTACAAAACTTTTAAGTAAGATATTTTCATGGAAGCGATCAATAAAACATTCATATATTTTTTTTATCATGATATACCCTTTACCATTTTTAATCTTAATTCTTTTCTAACATTGCACCAATAATCCCTAGACCATTTACTATATTTATCAAACGCAAGTCTAGTAATTAATAGCTCAACCTTAATTACTTTATTCATTAAGGTTTGAGTATCTTCATTAAAGTATATTCCCATTTTTATATTCTCCCATTTAATACAACTTGCAATTCAGCAAGATAATTGTTTACCTTGTTCCTTAAATCATGAGTAATCTCTTGATTAGGATATTTAGCATAAATTTCAATTATTGCTTTTTCT